GAGCTCGGCGGCCCAGTCCTCGGCGGTGAGGTCGCTGTCCACCGCGCAGGCTGCGATCAGGGCGAAATTGAAGGTGTCCGGGTTCCAGGCCCACTTGTCCTTGGCCTGCTCAGCCGTCGGAGGGTGCAGGGCCACCAGGGCGTCGAACTCCGTGTAGCCGAGTCCGCGGAACCAGATCCGGTGGTAGCAGGCGTCGACGGCGGCCTGCGCCTGGTCGACCTGCTCCTGGGCGCGCTCGAGGAAGACGGCGTTGTTGGCGTCGTCGCCGCCCGAGAGCATCAGCGTCATGCGCATCTGCTCGAAGGCGGCCAGATCGCGCTTGGCCTTCTCGGCCACCTCGGTGTCCACGACGGACATGTCGAAGTAGGTCCGGTAGACGGTCTTCGCAGCGAGCGCCGCCCTCAGCGGGGAGGACGGCGCTCGCTTGACGGTGGACTTCGTCATCAGGTCGGGACCGCGAGGTTCTCCGCGAAGTTGCGGATCGTGAACCGGGTCTCGATCCGGCCGGCGCCCTCGACCTCGCGGACCTTGCCGAGGCTGGCCACGGTGACCTTGTAGACGTCCATCGGGGAGGCGGTGACGTCGCCGCCGTCCAGGAAGACGACGAAGGTCTCCTGGTCGATGTCGAGCAGCTCACGAATGTCGTGGCCGGCCTTGTCGGACCAGGTCGTGATGGACGAGTCCGCGGCCGTCAGCCGGCCGGTGACCTGCTTCACGAAACGGACGCCGAGGTCGGGGGTTGCCATCGACTCGCTAGTGATCATCCAGCCGTTGACGCCGGCGACCTCCTCGCTGATGTCCGTTCCGGCGTTGAGCTCGGTGCGGGTCGGACCGACGGTGAGGCTGGCGACGGCGGGGCAGACGAGGATCTTGGTCGTCCCCGGCAGGAAGTACCGGGTCGTCGCCGCCATCTTGATTGCAGGCATGGCGTTTCTCCTTCTGGAGGCTCAGAGCCCGGTTTCGGGCTGACCGGCGCACCTGGGCGGCGCCGGGGCTTGTGGGGGAGGCTCAGGCCTCGGTGTGCGTTGCGGCGACCTTCTTGGCCGGCTTCGCGTCCGGCTTCTCGGAACCGTCCTCGACGACCTTCCAGCCCTCGCCGAGGTGCTGGAGGGCGGTCTCGGGTACGCGGGCGGTGTCCTCGATGTCGTCGTGCTGGATCGTGACCATCTTGCGAGCCATGAGGGCTCCTCTCAGAGGTGGTTGAAGCTGGCTTTGACTGCCTTGCTGATCTCGTTCATCACGCGATCGCGGTTGGCGTGGACGGCCGGGAAGAAGAAGGGCTGCATCGGCTGGCTCACCCAGGTGTCGGTGCCGAACACGGGGTGCCGGAAGGTCGTGCCGCGGCCCCGTTGGTTGCCGCGCTCGAGGACGCGGGCGTGGGGTGCTTTCCTCGCATCGACCTTGATCTTGACGCCGCCACCCTTCTGCGCGAAGGACACGGTCGTGCTGATGGCGCCGGGGATGCGCGTGGAGTACGACGCCCGGGACTTCATGTCGTTGCTGATGATGACGCCGACTGCGCGGAGCTTCGGACGGAGCTCGCGGCGGAGCTCGGTGGGAACGGATCCGAGGCGCTGCGCCAGCTGCGTCACCGAGCTGTGGTCGACAGGCATCAGATGATCGACTTCGCGACCACGGTGACGCCGACCGCGCAGGTGGCGCCCTGGGGCGAGAGCACGGGGTGCCAGACGGCCTCGGGGCCCAACGTGATGCTGTCCCAGGCGCCCACGCGCACCTGGTTGTCGGTGAGCCCGGCCTGCAGCTCGCCGAGCAGCGCGGTGACCCGGTCCCGGCGCGGCTTCATGGCCACGTTGCCCGACTGCGACGCGAGCGCGATGGTGACCTCGACCTGCTCGACGTACGCCGTACGGCCGAAGCTGGTCTGCTCTGCGTAGGTCACCAGGACCCCCGGCTGGTCGATCGTCCCGGGCGCGACGCAGATCGAGTCCTTCTGGATCATGTCGAGGTTGAGCGCCGGACCGTCGAGCACCTGGACGTTCTCGTTGTGGATCAGGTCGCGAGAGCCGAGGATGCTAAGCAGGCCGTCGATCACCTGCGGCACCCGGGTCGTCAGGTGCGGCGTCACGAGAAGGCCACCGTGAGGTCGTTGGCGATCAGCTCGAGCGCCCGGCTAGGCAGCGCGTAGCCGCGGTAGATGTAGTTGGCCGCGTGCGAGGACGCCGCGGTGGTCTCGGCGGCGATGCCGAACATCTGCGGCCGAACACCGGTGCCGCGCTGGGTCTCCCAGAGCTGCTCGGCCACGATCATCACCGCGACCTTGAACCGGTCAGGGAGCGTGTCGATCGTGCCGCGGCCGGCGGTGTAGGTGACCTCGAAGACCCGCGATGCACCGCGGAAGTAGTAGCCGAGGTCGATGATCGCGGCGTCCAGGTCGATGTCCAGCTGGTCGATGTCCAGGCCGGCGATCGCGGTGGGGACGCCCGCGATCACGTTGGTGATGCTGGTGACGTCGACGACCGGCGCCTCGTTGAGGGTCAGCAGGTGGTGGTGCTGCTCGACGTTGTAGTGCCGGCGCAGCTCGCGACGGACGCGGATCCGCTGGGTGACCTCGTGCACGACCAGGGGGCCGACCCGGGCCTCGATGGCCTCGGTGGCCGCACCCAGGTGCAGCGTGAGCTCGGCGTCGTCGACGTTGAAGCCGGCGTCGAGGTTCAGGTGCTTCTTGAACTCGTCGAGGGTGACCGGGAGCGAGACAGACACGGTGGCTCCTCTCGAGTTCAGGGGTGGTGCGGCGCTCGCCCACCCGCTGTGGAAGGACGGGTGGGCGAGCGGGTCGGGCGTCAGCCCTTGTGCAGGTCGTCGACGAGCTTCTCGGCTGCCTTCTCGGCAGCCGCGGCGACCTTCTCGTGCTCCTTGACCGCGGCCTCGATGGCCGGGTCCTGCGGAGCGCCCTCGACGGTCGTGCCGCCCGAGGAGTTCACGACGTCAGCGGCGGACACCGCCTGCTGAACGAACTGCTCCTTCACCGCGGCGAGCGTGGTCTCCTTGTCGCCGATCAGCTCCGGGTTGTGCTGGTCCAGGGTGCCGTCGGCCTTGACCGAGGGCATCTGGATCCGGTCGTGGTCGCCCTGGTGGGGCACCTTGTTGGACTGGGTCGGGGTCTTGCTGGCCTCTGCCATGACGGTCCCTTCGGTGGATGCAGAGTTTCGGTGGAGCGGGAGAGCGCACCGGGCCGCGGTCATCAGCGGCCCGGCGCGCCCGTGGGTCAGGCCTGCTGCAGCGTCTTGAACGCCGCGGCGTTCTGGAGCGTGCCGTCCGAGCGCTGGAAGCCGAGGAACCCGACCTGCAGGTAGTCGGCGTAGCGCTCGGTGAGGCGCAGCAGCGCGAAGTCGGAGACGTCGCGGATGACGTAGGCCTCGCGGATGTCGCCGAAGCCGATCGACTTCACGCCGGTGGCGGGCGCCGACATGTAGTTGTTCAGCGACAGCCCGTAGCCCATGAGGGTGTCCGGCGTGCTGGACTGCAGCGAGGGCTCCCAGAGCGGGCGGTTCTGGCCGTCCTTGAGCTTGCGGAGCAGCTTGCGCGCGGCCTGGCTCATCATGAACCGCGCGTTGCCCGTGCTCAGGTAGGCCGGGTCCAGCGACTCGGTCAGGTCGACCAGCTCGTCGTAGGTCACCGCGCCCACGGCGGCGGCGGTGACGCCGACCGAGGCGGACGTGATGATGCCGTCCGGCTGGCCGGTGCCGGTGCCCACCGTGAAGTGGCGGTTCTGCACGCGGCCGATGCGGCCACCGAGCGCGTTCGCCAGCCACGTGTCCAGGCCGAACGCGTTGTCGTTGAGCAGCTGCAGTGAGACGCGCACGATCTTGGACGAGTAGGTGTAGGCGTCCAGGCTGTTCTGCCCGAACGTCACGTCCTGCTCGGTGGCCTGGGTGTTCTCACCCAGGATCGCGCCCTCGTTGCCGGTGTCGTCGACCGTCGGCCAGGGCAGGTTCGCGCCGGTGTCGGTCGTGATGACCTCGGCCAGCTGGCGCATCGCGGCCACGAACATCAGCCGCTCGACGAGCTTCTGGCGGAACTCCGGCGGGACGGTGTAGCCACCCGCCGAGCCCGTGCCGACGCCGGCGGCGTTCTGGGGGTTGTCGACCCAGCCGGCCCGGAGCGTCTTCTGGTCCTCGTGGTCCAGCGCGGTGATGCCGTTGCGCAGGTAGCGGTTGAACGCCTCGGTGTAGCCCTTGGCGACGTCGTCGCCGGTCGGGCCGCTGTCGGCGGGGGTGACGACGCCGGTGCGGTCGACCTTGCTGAACTCGTCGGCGCGGTTCTCGAAGCGCTCCTGGCGGGTGATCTCGTCACCCTTGGTGTCCAGGTCGGTCTCGAGCCGGTCGTAGGTCTGCGACTCCTCGGCGGTGAGGTTGCGGCCCTCGCGCTCGGCGCGGTCCATGACCTCCTTCATCTGCTCCCAGATGTTGGCCCGCTGCTCGCGCAGCTGCTGCGTGGTAGCCATTGCTGGTTCCTCTCTTCCGCGTTGCGGACTGCCCGCACGCGGACGCGGCGGGTCGACTCCCGGGCAGCCCGGTGCTGGGCGGGAGGGGTTGGTGGAGCCGAGCGTCAGGCGCGCTCGGCGTTCATCGCGTGCCGCCGGGCCTGCATCCGCTGCCGGCGCTCCTCGAGCGCATGGGCGTCCGGAGCCGGGGCCGGCTCGTCGGAGGGGTGCTCAGGGGTGGGCGCCTCAGCGCGGCCGGCGTACTTCATGCCGATGCCCTTGAGGTCGAAGCCGTCGGCAGGGTCACCCTCGACCTCCTGGCCGGCGACACTGTCGGCCAGGCCGGCGTCGACCGCCTCCTGGGCGGTGTACCAGCCCTCGGTGAGCATGGTCGCGCGCCAGGCCGCGGTGGTGCCCCCGGACTTGTCGGCGTAGATCGAGGCGATGTTGTCGCTGATCTGGTCGAGCAGGTCGCCGGTCGAGCGCATGTCGCCGGCGTTGCCGATGCACAGCCCCCAGGCGTCGTGAATCATCAGCTGTGTGTTCGGCGACATGACCGTCTCGTCGGCCGCGCAGGCGATGAAGCTCGCGCAGGACGCGGCGATGCCGTCGACGACGGCCACGAGCTTGGAGTCGTGGGCGCGCAGCGAGTTGAGGATGGCCAGGGCCTCCCAGACCTCGCCGCCGGGGGAGTTGATGTGCAGCCGGATCTCGTTGACCGAGTCGTCGAGCTGGTCGAGGGTGTCGAGGAACTCCAGCGCCGAGACGCCCCAGGGGCCGCCCCAGGAGTCGATGGGCTCGTAGAGCCGCAGCTTCGCCACGCCGTCCTTGACGTTGGCCGAGGGGGTCTGCCCGAGGATCGGCGTGCGGACTCGGTCCTTGGGGGAGCGGTGGCCGTGGAACCGGTACGTGGGCGGCTGCTCGGCGCGCGCGGCTGCGCGGTCGAGCAGCGGGTGCAGTCCGGGGATGTCACGCATCGGCCGTCCTCCTTCAGGAAGCTGTGCTGATCGGCTCGGCGCTCGTTGCGCTCGTGCCGGTGTCGGTGGTGCCGAGCTGGCCCATGTTCAGCGGCCGGTAGCGGACGTCGCCGCCCTCGACGGGGGGCTTCTCCTCGTAGGCGCGGATCTCGTTGGTCGAGAAGGCGCCGATCTCCCACATGGCCTTGTAGAACGCGGCCCGGGCGGCGGAGTCGCCGCGCAGCAGACCCTCGACGCCGTAGTGCGCGTAGACCGCGGCCGGCTTCAAGACGTGCTTGGTGAACCGCTGCTCGACGGCGGTCAGCTCCGGGAGGAGGTCGATCTTCACCCAGCCGAGTGCCTGCTGCTCGAGGCCGGTGCCCCAGCTCGTGGACTTCTCGGTCTCGAACATCAGGAAGGGCGGGATGCCGAACCAGCGGCAGACCTCGGTGATCTGGAAGCGCCGGCTCTCGAGGAACTGGGCGTCCTGCGGCGGGATCGTGAGCTGTTTGAACTCGGCGCCGCGGTCGAGCACGATCGTGTCGTGAGCGCTGGCCAGACCGGTGTTCTTCGCCTTCCACCGGGCCTTGAGCGCGTCGGCCTGCTTCTGGGTCAGGCGCTGCTCGGTCTGCAGGATTCCGCTGGCCAGCGAGCCGGAGCCGAACAGCTTGGCGCCGTACTCCTCGGCGGCCAGCGCCAGGCCGATGGACTCGCGGGCTGCCCGGATCGGGGAGACCCCGCAGATGCCGTCGTAGCCGAGGCCGGGCAGGTGCAGGATGTTCTCGTCGCCGACGTGCACCTCGCGGCCGCCGTCGATCGAGTAGACCTTGCGGCCGTTCTCGGACTCGCGGCCGACCCGCATCCGACCCGGGTGGATGGGCCACAGCTCCTGGACCCGGCCGAGCGGGTTCTTCAGCTTGCGGAAGTAGGCGTTGCCCCACAGCCGGCGGTGGACGTACATCGTCTGGTAGAGCTCGAAGGGCGTCAGGTCCGGGTGCGGGTCGTCGAGCAGCTGGGCACCCCAGCCCGTTGCCGGCACGGCCGCCTCGCCCTGCTGGCGGTAGGCGTGGAACGGGAGCGCGGCCGGCACGTTGCAGGTGACCTGCACGGCCCTCCACACCGCGGACATGCCCAGCGCGGTGACCTCGTCCACGCGCTTCCCGGACGCGCTCGAGCTCGCGATGCCGAGGAAGTCGAGCAGCGTCGAGGAGGTGAGCGGGACCTCGGGACTCTCGATCGACTGGTTGCGCGCGCCAAGAAGGCCGCCGAGAAGCGTCACGGGTGACCGGCCTTCGGGGGCGCGGCTGCGGCGGCCTTCGCGGCGAGCTGGTTGGCGACGTAGACGGCGATGATGCCGCCGAGGATCACGAAGATCCCCGCGGCCAGCACGGCCAGCGGGACGGAGACCAGGGCGGCCGCACCGATCACGAAGCCGCAGCCGACCACGACCAGGAACAGTCCGACGATCTCGACCAGACCAGCGTTCATGTGATGGCTCCTCACCAGACGTTGAAGGCGCCGTCAGCGACGACCTTGGAGTAGCGCCACTGGGCGGCCGACACGGCGACCACCGGGCTGATCTCGTCCTCGAAGTTCTTGCGGTCGAACAGCTGCACCTCGTTGACGGTGCGTACCCGAGCCGCGGCGACCGCGTCGTCGAGCTCCTGCTGGCCGGCGTGCTCGAGGAGCTTGCGCTTGACCGCTTCCTGCATCGAGGCGCAGGCCTGGCCGGCCTCGGCAGCGGTCAGCAGGGTGATCTCGACGCCGAGCTCGGCCTTGATCAGCTCGGGCATCAGCGAGGCGGCCTGGCCGGGTGTGAGCACCAGCTCGGCGACGTCGTCGTTCTTGCGGATCAGGCGCTTGAGCTCCTGGACCACGGGAGCCGTGCCGTTGCCGGTCTTGACCATCACCAGCGTGCGGCCCTTGCGGCCCTCGCCGGCCAGGCCGATCGCGTACCGGGTCCGCTTGGGGTTGACGTCGAGCGAGAGCACGACCTCGCCGTCGGGCTTCCTGGCCTTGGGGTTGACGAGCTTTCCCCAGCGTCGCGTGTTGATGGCGACCGGCTCCTCGTCCTCCGAGTCCGGGTCATCCCACCAGACCATGAACTCCCGGATGAACTCCTCCGGCGGCACCGCCTGGCGCTGGGCCCGGATGGTCTCGACCTGCACGCGGCCGCCGAGCGCCGGCATGATCTCGACCCAGCGGTCCTCGTCGTCGGCTGCGCACCCGGCCGCGGTCTTCGCGTGGGCGCACTTCGCGTCCGCGCAGCCCTCCCAGGCGCGGCGATCGCCGTACTCCACGTAGGCCTGACGCGGCGAGGTGCCAGCGCGGCCGCGGTCCCGGATGTCCCGCAGCACGGCGGACTCGAGCTTCCCGGCGGACGAGGCCACGACCACCTGCGGGTCCGGCCGGGCGGTCAGCGTCGGCAGCAGGGCACCCATGTGCGAGGCGATCAGCGCGAAGCCCTCGTCGAGCACGACCTTGTCGCCCGACAGGCCACGGCCGGCGTTGGCGGTGCGGGCCTTGTACTTGACCTTCTGGCCGGAGATCAGGCTGATCGCCCAACGGCCGTTGCCCTCGGAGATCCCGGGCCGGTTGCTCTTGGTCGGCGCCAGGTGCCGGGACAGGAACGGCGCGTCCTCGATGAGCTTGGCGAGGTCGTTGAACGCTTCCTCGGTGGTGTCCAGCTCATGCGCCGAGTGCACGATGCGCCGCTCGCCGGTGACGAACAGCCAGCCGAGCTCCATCTGCAGGATGACGCCGGTCTTGAAGTTCTGCCGCGGCCCGATCAGGTCGATCTCGAACGCGGCCGACTTGCCGTTCGGCCCGATCGCGAAGGTCAGATCGAGGATCTGCTCCTGCGCCGCGTCCGGAGCGAAGCCGGCCCTGGCGCAGAGGTCCGCGACCGCGGGACCGGACGTGGTCACGTAGACCGGGTGGTTCAGCCAGGTCGGCTCAACCCGTCTGCGCGCGAGAGACGTTGTCGGCATGGGCCTTCCTTGCTGCCTCGACCGGGTCCTCCTCCTTGCCCTTCGCCCGGGCCCGGAGCTCGCCCATCAGCCGCGAGTGCTCCTTGCTGAGCGAGGCCATTGCCGACCCGGTCTCCGCGCCGCGGCCCATCCGGTCGGCGATCGTCAGCACCTGCTGACCGAGCATCGACTCGAGCGCCTCCAGGCCGACGAGCTCCCTGCGGGTTGCCTTCACGAACGCGTGCTCGTCAGCCTTGGGTGCGGTGGTGGGCACCTTGGCTGCAGCGGCCTTCTTCACGGACGGCTTCTTGGCTGCCGTCGGAGCGGGCGCCGGCGCGTTCTGCGCTCGGCTGTTGCGTGAGCGGCAGGTCGAGCTGCAGAACCGGGCCCGCGGCGACGAAGTCTCGAACTCGACCCCGCAGCCGGCCCAGGCACACGTGCGCTTCACCGCTGCACCCCTGCCCGCAACGTTGCAACGTTCGTTTGGAGAGAGATCTGACGGCCAG